CCTGCTGCGGTGCCTGCAATGGTGATGTCGCGGAAGTCGCAGTCGGTTGCCGACAGCGTGCCGACAGTGAGTGTTGCGGCAACGCCCAGATTGTCTGAGCGAACGAAGATACGTCGAACAGGCGAAGCCCCCGCTACAGTGAGCGTGCCGTTTATCTTGTCATTCGCTACATCGTTAAAAAGAATAACGCTGACACCTGTGCCGAACGGGGGCGTTATGGTTATGTTGTTGAACGTGCTCCCGCCAATAGGACTCAAAATACTAGCCGTTGAGATTGCGTTACTTGTTAGTGAAACGTTGTAGAACGTCATCCCGCCCGGCGTCAACGCCGCTGCAGAAGAAGAACAGTTTATCTGCGACGTACCTGCATTGAATGTAAGATTTATAGACTGTGTAAACACCACAGGAGACGAGCCGCTCAACGTCACCGTACTGGCCCCAAGCGTTATTGTTCGGACGTTAGGATTTGTTGATGAAATCGCGCCAGCAATGACATTGAAGCTCTTGGTATCAAAAGTGCCGTTGGTGACCGTAAGGGTGTTGGCCCCAATATTCAAATCTCCATTAAGCTCGACCGAACCACCGTAGGTATCCACCACAAATACTTGCGTAAACGTTTTGCCCGCACTGGTAATTGTTTGCGTGGTGCGGCCAACAAACGTAAAAGTGCCCGTGCCTGTCAGTGTTGTTCCAGAACCATTTGTCCAACTACCGTAAATTAGAGGGCTTACGGTGCCGGTAGCCAACGTCATGGCGTTTGTCCTGGTGGACATGGTAATACCAGACATTTGCAAAGAACCCGAAGCCATTGCCGTATCTACCGTCACCGTAGCCGACGTATTCAGACCCGTGTTCTCGATAGTCGCTGTATCCTGCGCCAACGGAAAATTGCCCGTATTGGCCGCGCCGCCAGAGCTTGCAGCCCAGTTGTTACCGCTCCAGTTGCCGCCTGCAAGGGTGACCCAGTACACCGTTTTGGGCGTGCTGAAGGTGATGTTGACGTTGCCCTTCAGGTCACCAATTCTGGTTCCTGTCAGGGTTCCACCTGCGCCAGTAACGCGGATGTCGCGGAAATCCACATCAGTCACCGTGCCAATGGTGGCGATGCTCATATCCCGTGTCAAACCGTAGGTCAAAGACCTAAACGCGGCCCTGCGGTTGCCCTGCGTACCGCTGGTAGAGAACGTACCTGCAATAACAAAGCCAGTGTCTACGTTAAAAGTAGTTGCACCATCAGCCGCAACAGGTGTAAACGTCAGGTTTGCACAGGTAGAGTTGGCCGTGACAGTGACGGTGTAATGCACCGCACCGGAGCCAGAACTAGCGTTGAAGATGGCGTTGTCAGCCGACGTAGGCACAGATGCGCCTGACGCGCCTCCAGAGGTCGCAGACCACTTGGTGGTGCTGTTCCAGCTACCCGACCCGCCGACCCAGTACCTGTCGGCCATGATTACGCCTTGTAGTACCAGACGCCGTCGATCTCGACCAGCTTGGCTCCCGCAGGCGGAACGCCCTCTAGTTTCTGATACACCTCACCAGCAACCTCTTTGGTCGTCTCAGGCTCCGGTGCAGGAGGCGCTGTCACCACAGCAATCCAGTTGTCGCGCCGCTGCTCCTTCATCGCCTCAATCTCAGCCTCTGTGAAGCCGTGATCGTCAGGCAGATGAAGAGCATCAGCAAACTTGCCGTGAGGGGTCTCGAATTGGAAGTCGATCTTGATCATGGCCGTCTGTTAAAACTGTCTCTTTGTCAGTTATGCGGCATCAAGGGAAAAAGTGTAAACACAGTTCAGCGTGTCGCCGCTAGCCACAGAACGGTCCCCAGGCGCTGCAAAGTCCGCAGCGGAAAACAGCGTTCCCGTCGTGCCGCCCTTGGTGTCGTTGGAGGTCAGGAATGCACCCCCAATCACTGCGGTGGCGTTGATGTTGAACGACGCAGGAGAGGCCGTGTTGCTGATCACAGAAGGGTCTGCCGTCGTAGCCGTACCGAACGTGCAAGTGGGGCGTGTGGCATTGCTGTACCCCGTCTCCTCCGTCCAGCCCGCGTGGCTGGCCATCGTGTTACCCGCAGCGGGGTTGTTGGACGAGGCCGCACCGTACAGGCCGATATACCAAGTAGTGATCTGAGAACCACCACCCAAGGCCGCTTCGTTCATGTAGAACAGCCCCTCGTTTACAACGAGGTTGTGGGACTCTGCTTCCCACTTCAGCTTACCGTCCGGGCCGATGCACTGGATGTGGAACACGCCACCAGCACGAACCCTGTCGGTGGGAGCGGTATTGCGCTCTACGGTGGCGGCAACAGCATCGCTCGCCTTGGACTTGTTGATCATCTTGTACTCCTATGCAAAGCGCAGCAGCGCAGTTGTGGCGGTTGATGCCGGAAGTTGAACAGTGAATGTGCCAGAGGCCGTCTTGTCCGCGCCAAAGTCAATGACCGCGATTGCTCGGTTGGCCTTGGATGAGTTGTAGATCAACCCACCACGGCATGTAAACGATGCTCCGGACCACACCGGGTTATTGAACGTCAGATAGGCCGTAGTACCAGAGAGAAGTACTTGGGCCCCAGTAATGGTCTCACCTCCAGTGGTGTACCCACTCCCCGAAGGAACCTGCCCTGCTGTTGAAACGTTGTAAGCAGTCGTGGCTTGGCTCAGATCCGCAGTGGCCGTGTAAAGGGCCATCTTCAGGACATCGGTATCCAGGTCATGGATACCCAGCCAGGACTCCTGCTTGAAGGAGGAGCACATTCCTTGGAGGATAGGCATTTACTTCACCGGATTCCTGACTTGCCCGCTGCGGTAGGCGTCCATGCGGTTCTTGCCGTCGCCCAGGTTCTTCAGCAGCAGGATGGAGTCGTTGAACTGCCCGACGTACAACTGAACGATGTCCTGTTCGGCCTTCATAAACCGGGCCGCTTCTACCAAGACCGCGTTGAACAAAGCGCTGTCGAAGTTGTCCCCGAGCCAAGACGTACCCGCCGTGACGATGCTTTCGGGGTAGTAGAAGTAGTGCAGTTCTGCGGTAAAACCGGGGGCAGGCGTTGGGCCGAGAATGAAGGTCAGTTCCGTTGGCAGGTTGTAGACCGGGCCGAAGAGCGCGTAATACTTCGGCGTGCCTGTCACCGACGGGTTGGGGTAGCTTTCCCGAATGAAGTTCACATCCTTGTTCAGGAGGTATGTGTAATCTCCACCAGCAGTGGGAAACACCGCCAAACTGAAGACCGACAAGAAGTCTCCGGGCGTGGTCAGGTATTGATTGCCTTGACTCAGCGTGCCCGTGACGTTCTTGCGTAGCGCTGGAAGCTGTACCGTGTTGTAGATCTTCTGCTCCGCCAAATCCGTCATCGTGGCGAAGTCAGTCGCCGAGAACGTGTTCTCGACGTAATCCTCAACAGCGGCCTTCAGTTCGGTGTAGTTCACGCCATCGGCCCCCGGGCCATGAAGCCCTTGGTCTGCGCCTTGCCGCCGCGCACCTTGATGCCGGTTGTCTTCGGGCCAGGGGCCGGGGAAGTGGAGATGCTGCCCACCACCATGCGCGGCATGGGCGCGGGAGCGTTGATCACCGGGGTGGACACGGGCTTGGCCTTCATGTCACTTCCCCTTGCGCCCAACGGCGCCTTGGTTGCCGACGCGGGCCATGTTGCGGCCCGACTGCATCAGCATCTCGTTGGTGACCCCGCCCTTGGCGAGCTTGGTCTTGGGCTTGCCCGGGTGCATCGCGGCCTCGTGCTTGTGGACCGCTTGCTTGGGTGTCATCTTCATGGGTTTCTCCTTTTCATGCGACCGTTACTGTACCAACTTCCCCTCGCCCCACCAAGGTGTTCGGCGTGAGGACTGCGTCGAAATCTCTTGCGCCACCAATCGGGTTCCACCCCCACTGGATGACCAGCATACCCTCGCCAGGGAAACCATCTTGGTTCGGTCCAGTGCCGCTGGTGTTGTCAAGCTGCAGCCCGTTGGTTCCCGACTGATACCACGTATTGGTGTCTGGGCGGGGGTCACGGATGGCCTGGGGGTCTGCGATGGGATACATCCCCAACTGCAACTGCGGGTGATCCTCACTCCAACACTGCGGGCATGACTTAATTGCGGTTAGTTTGGTTTTAATAACTTCGTTTTTAAGCTTCTTTAATGGAAACCTAAAACCACAACGATCACAAAATCCGAAGCTTTTGGCTCCGTTTGCAAACCGGTTAGCCATGCGTCACCTCAAATTTATTTTTCTTTGAGATGTTTTCTACGCCACGCATGACACGTAAATTGGACGGCACATGCAAGCCAGATACCGCTTTTCCTTGAAGCGGGATAACGTGGTCCACATGCCAAGGCTCGCCGTTGTGGCGCGTAAGCATGGCGGCGATGGCATACGTACACTTCATCCTAAGCTTATCATGCTTGGTTAGCCATTTTGGTGTACGCAACCGTACCGACTCTTTCCTGCAAGCATTTAGGTAAGCAATATTACCAGCCGCTTTTTTACGGTATTCCTTCTTTTGTGCTAAACGAGCTTCTTTGTTTGCTTCGTAATCAGCTTTTTTAGTCTCAGCAATTCGTGCTTTGTTAACTTCACGATACGCTTTCTTCCGTTCCGCTATACGTTCTTTGTTCGTTTCGTAATAGCTTTTTTGGTATTCGCTGCTGTTAAGTCTTTGCGAAACGTTGTACTCTTTATAGTACGCTTTTAGTTTTTCAGCGTTAGCTTTTGCATACTCTTTTTGCTTTTCTAAGGCATACGCTCTATTTTCTTCCGCCCATTTTTTACGAGCGGCCTTACGCTTTTCACGATTTTCCTCGTTGTACTTTTTGTAGTAAGCTAGGGCTTGTTCGCGTGTTTTGTATGCCATTTAGCCCCCGATAAACATCTGCCTCGGGACGAATCTTACGGCGGCTTTCTCACGGTCTTCGCTCGATGCACGATCCCAGTCTTCGTCGTACTGCGCCTTCAGGATCTGGAGACGCTCCATGCCGCCCGGGAGCTTCATGGCGAGATAGTACGCCAGCCCGGAGACCAAGCAAGGGATGAAGCGGAAAGGGATGTCCTGAGTAGCTTCTCCACCAGACCCGGCATCCTGAATACGCCGCAAGTACCAGTACACAAACTGATACACGCCCGTCTGATCCGGCGTGGGCCACACAGTGATGCTTGGCAGGGCTGTGGCGCTGGGGGAATAACTGCTCCCCACAGGATAGGTCGCTCCGGAGTTCCGGTTCACCAGCACCTGGATAGGCCTCGCCTGCTGGAGCTTGTTCGGGATGGAGGAGTAAGTGCTGATGCTGATCCGCGTGATCGTCAGATCAACCTGCGTTGAAACGTTCCCTGCCCCCGTGCGGATGACATGCTCCAGAAGATCCACGGTGTCTGACGGCAGCGTGTAGGTGTTGGTACCCTGTACTAGGGGGATCATGCCCTGGTTAAAGGTCCACATGTTTACACCACGGTTCGCCCAATCTGCAAACAGCAGGTTCAGGGATCGCCGCGCCGTGCGCAGGTCGTAGCCCGTGCGAAGCTCGGATCCGCAGCGTTCAAACGCTTCCTCGACCGCGTCATTGAGGTCGAGGTTGAACGTGGTAGCTCCTGATGTAGTCATCGGAATCTCGCGGTCTTCTGGGCAACGCCCTTGGGCTGCTTCACGAACTGCTTGCCTGCGGCCTTACCAGCACGCTTGGCCCTGGTCGTTGCGGCGTACTCGGCAGGGGACAAAGCGGCAATCGCGGCTTTAGGCAGATACCGCTCCCCCGTCTTGGAAGACGGTTTCCCAGACTTGGTCTGCCATTCTTGGCTTGTCCAGTCGCGGAGCGATTTCTGCGGGGACTTCATGTCAGTCCTTGTACGAGCCGCCCTTGGCCTTGTACTGCTTTGCCAGAAGCTGTGCCTTGCGTGCCGACCATTGCCCTGCAGCAGTTCCTTGCGTAGCCTGCCCCTTGATGCGTTCAAACAAGGCCTTGCGCATCCCGGGCTTGGTGTAATTGCCTGCCTCGTTTACGCGGGACTCCCCGCCCTGAGCATAAAGATCCACCTTGTCCCCGTCCTTGCGACGGATGACCTTGGGCTTCTTCAACTCCGGGCGGATGGCGCCCATGCCGCGTGAGGCTCGCATCAGTACACCTTGCACTTCCTCAGGCCGCGCTGTTCACAGCCCGAGCCCTTGACGCTGCCGCCCTTGGCGTAGGTCTTGACCTTGCCGCCCTTCTTCATGCCCATCTCTCGTTCGTCCATCCGATCTGCGGTACGACTACGGAATTCAGGGCCAGCTTTGGACTCGGTCTTGGGCGCCTCGGAACGATACACACCGCCCTTTGCGCCTTCAACCCGCACACGCGGTTTGGCATTTCGTGCTTCGGCTTCAGCCTTCTCACGGGCACTACGGAAAACGCCTCGCCCAAGCTCAGGAATGCTTGCTGGCGCAGGCAGGCTGTCATCCATCTCCCGCGCAAGCCGTGCGCGTCGCGCTTCTTCCAGGCCCCGGCTGGCTTGCACAGCGCCACGGACAGTGCCCACAACATCTTTGGCGCCCCTATAGGCCGCAGCAGCACCACGACCAAGAGCGGGGCCTGCCAATGCGCCTGCCGTGGTTAGCAGGCCCATCTCCAGAGGACTCATCCGCTCGCCGCGTTCTTCAGGTGCCTTGGCACTGCCACCCGTGGGGATCTCAGCACGACGCGGCGCTACATTGGCCTCCTGCGGGCCCCGCGCCATCGGAGACTTCTCCGAAGCCGGGAGCTTGCCCGTCCGATCTGCGTTCAGCAGATCACGCAGCGTCTTGTCCCGACCGTACTGACGCCTGAAGTCCTCAAGCTCTTCACGGCTGACGTTCGCCTGACCTCTGGCGTTTTCACCCCGGTTCTTGACCGGGCCTGTGTAGGTCGTCCTCATCTCACACCATCCTGCCACGCGTGTGGCCTTTGACTGCGCAGCCGTCTGCGCGGGTGACGCCACCCTTGGCGTAGCCCTTGGTCATGCCGCCCTTGGCCTTTTTGGCCGGGGGCTTCGGGTAATCCTTCTTGGTCTGCTCAGCAGCTTTGCGCTCAGCAGCTTTGCGCTGTGCCGGGGGCAGCGCGGAGGCTTGGTCGATATCGACCGGGGGTGGACCCATTTCCTTCGTGTACATGGTGTGCCCTTTCAGCAGGCTTTGCCGCCGTACGCCATCTTCTTGGGCTTGGCGTCCTTCTTCATGAAGGGCGGGAGTTCCTTCTTGCCTTTCGCCTTGTCCGCAGGCTTCTTGGCTTCCTTCTGCATGAACGGGGGGAGGGGCTTCTTCATCATTTCAGGCTCCTTGGGGCCATCGGCCCGGTGACTCTCGAACTTCCGGCCTACGGCCTGGGGGATTCCCGTCTTCTTGGCGAAGCTGGGGCTGTGCGCAACAGCACGCATGAGGCGTGCCTGAGGTTCAGATTTGTACGGCATGAGGTTTGATCCTCAGCGTGTCAATCTTGGCTTCAATCCGGTCAAAGCGTTCGATCAACTCCTTCATGTCCTGCCGGAACTCTGCGCGAGTGATGTGGTCCCGGGCGACTTCCTCACGGGTCCGGTTCAGCAGGATGCTGAGCCTATCAAGCTCTCTGAACTTGGATGCCATGAAGAAACCCACAACACCAATCAACACCGTCAGGATGGCGTTCCAAATGACCGTTGCTTCCATGTCAGCAATTCCATGCCCTCAGGGATTTGTTGATGCGGGAGTTGGGGTCGTTGG